TTATGAACGACCGATACCCGACAGCGCAGCGCGCAAAGCGACCGCCTTCGTCTGAGTAGTGAGGTGAGCGTATCGTCGCGTCATATCGAGCTTGCGGTGGCCGAGGACTTCGGCGATGACGTTGAGTGGAGTCCCCGCTTGCGCCAAATACGAGGCGCAACAGTGCCGTAGATCGTGAAAGCGAAAGTCGCGCACTTTCGCTCTTGCCACGGCGTCCCGCCAAGCCGAATCGATACTGGCCGGTACCTGGTAGCGGCTCCGGACCGAGCCGAATACGTACCTATCTCGGTCGCCGACAAATGGGGCAAGCGCCTCAAGGACCTGTGGCAGCAGCACCAGCGTCCGTCGATCACCGTTTTTCGTCTTGCCCAGTAAGGCAATGCCGGTGCTCAGGTCGACGTCTCGCCACTTAAGAGAGAGCAACTCACCCCGGCGTGCGCCGGTTAGCATGGCAGTAAGAACGAGTGCGAACAGTCGGGGGTACTGAGAAGCGCGGCACTCTTGGAAGAGCCGCTCCCGCTCCGCTTCGTCCAAGAACCGCACACGACCGTCCGGCTCGGAAAGGCGCTTGATTCCACGACATGGGTGCACCCAACCCTTCGGCGCAAGTCGCTGCTCGATGGCCCATGTGAACACTGCAGCCATGGCAACCATGTAGCGGTTCAGCGTGGCCGGGGTTTTCTCACGCGAGCGGCTCTTTGCGCGAAAGATGCCGCGGCCCTGATGATCAAGGCCGAGGTAATGCAAGGCAGGTTGACTAGCCAGCTCGGATCGTCCGGCATGCATAACGTCGCTGTCGACCTGGTCGAGCGTGAACTCCCCAATCAGCGAAGCCCATGCTCCAAGGCGCTGCGCACGGGACGTGTCTGCGCCGGAGTACGCCGCCATGTAGCGGTCAATGAGGTCGCTTACCTTAAGCGACTGAGGCCGAAGGCTCAGTGCTCGGAGGCGCTGAGTTAGCACTGTGGACGGGGCGCTGGGGATCGCCTCGACCGCGGATTGCTCTACGTTCATTCAAGTCTCCGAAAGATGCCGGAAAAACCGGCGGACTAGCGGAGTCCAGAGAAAACGCTGGCAGATCAAGAACCTGCTTGAGGCCAGAAAGACCGGCGGACCTTGCAGTCCACCGGTTTTCTCCTCTGAATTTGGCTCCCCGACCTGGGCTCGAACCAGGGACCTACGGATTAACAGTCGACGGCTCGAAGTGGCCGCCAGGGCGCGCCAGCTCTCAATTCCGGGGTCTCACCTGTCCAAAATGTCGGGCCGCCACCAGGGCATCGGGCTGTCGATTCGGCGCGGGTTCCAGCTCTGCCGCCACTGGATATTGGACGTGAGTTTCACCGAGCCAGAGGCACGCAGTACCACGCCTGCCGCACTTCTCGCCTCGGCGTCTCAGGCACGATCGAGTAGCCGAACACCAGCAGCCCATCCGCGAAGGTCTGCACCCGCACATCCCCGAGCGGATAGAGCACCGTTTCGAAGCGCTCAGCGGGCAGCGGCTTCTCCAGTCTTGCCACGAAGGAATGCTGGCCCAGCGCAATGGTCAGGTCGCCCTCGACTGGATCCCCCCACTGCTCGCGCCTGAGCCGCTCACCGTTCGCACCCCTGCACTGCTGTACCTTGCACCACATGGGCCGAGAATAGCCCGGTGATCGCCATCCCAGCCCCGATGCAGGCGCCTGAACAGCTGTTCAGGCCGTTCACCTCCGACGACTGGCTCTACGAGATCAAGTTCGACGGCTACAGGACGATGGCCGGCGTTCAGGATGGGGAGGTCAAGCTGCTCACGAAGTCCGGCGCCGACTGCACGAAGTGGTTCCCGGAGATCGCGAAGGCGCTGGCCAGCCTGCCCGGCGGGCCGCATGTGATCGACGGCGAGGCCTGCGTCCTGCGGCCGGACGGGACCAGCGACTTCAACCTGCTGCAGGAGCGCGCCAGGCGCAGGAAGTGGTATCCCGGCGCCCCCGTCGTCACCTACTGCGTGTTCGACCTGCTGGTCAGGGACGGCAAGCTCACCGTCAACATGCCGCTGACGCATCGAAAGCAGATGCTGCAGGAGCTCGTGGAGAACCTGCCGGGCGTCCTGTTCGTGAAGGACTTGCCGGCCGATGCCGCCCTCTTCCAGTCCCTGACGCTACCGCCACAGAAGGGTGGGCTGGGGCTGGAGATCGAAGGGGTGATCGCCAAGAGGCGCGCCAGCCTGTACTGGCCGGGAGCGCGAAGGGACGATTGGCGCAAGATCAAGCGGCCGGGGTGGCAGGAGGGAAGGCGCTGGCGCAGCTGAGACAATCTCGGATGAGCTCCTGGCCTTTCGTCCTACTGAGAGCCTGCCCCATGGACACACTCTTTCAAGCGCTGAAGCTCGCGGTCGCGTCCTTGGCCGCCCTACTCCTCGGCGCAAGCGCCGCCGCTCTGTGGGGCTGGCCGATCGCGCTGGCGGTGATTGCTTCGGTCATCCTCATTTCCCTTCTGGCGCCTGGTAGCACGCCCCGCATCGACGGGCTGGCGAAGATGCTGGGCCTGGGACTGGTCGTCGGAGTAGCGCTCCAGTCGCTGGCCTGGGCGTACCTGTTTGACTCGCAGCAATCGAGCGACTTCGGCGTCTATTACCGGTGCGGCCTTGACCTGAAGCCGACGCTGGCGGAAAACCTGGAATCCTGCCAGTCGGCCTACATCGCCTACGGCGACCTGTACTGGCGCCGATCGCTCCTCTCGACCGTGCCGGTCGGCTTGGCGGGAGGCGGGTACGGCGAGCTGAAGATCTTCAACGCAATTCTCCAGGGTCTCGCAGGGCTGGTCGTCTGGGCCGCGGCCATGCGGTGGCTCGGGCCCCTCGCCGCTCTGGCCACCATTGCCGTCTTCGCCGCCTACCCTGATCGCAGCTTCGCGTTGACGCTCGCAACCAGTGACCACGCGGCGACGCTGCTGGCCGCACTCGGCATCGGCTGCTTGGCAGCGCTTTCGAAGGACAGTGGTCGCGCGCGGCTCGCAGTCACGGCCACCGCTGCCGGCGCTCTTGCCATGGCCCTTGCGCTGACGAGAAGCACTGGAATTTTCCTCCTTGCAGCAGCTGTTCTCGTTCTGGCACTGCAAGTCCTGCCGCGAGACGGACTTGGCACCGCCGTGCTCGGCCTCGTGGTCCTGGTGGTCGCGGCACTCGGCGGGCAAGCTGTCGCCAGTTCAGCGCTCTCGCCCTCGGGCTCAGGGGACAGCTTCCTCCGCCTGGCGTCGTCGCTCGACATCAATCCGACCGGAGACTTCTCTCGAAGCGCGGCCTGGATCCACCATTTCTGGCCGGCGATCCCTGCGGAAGTCCGGACGCCTATGGCACTGCTTCGCCTCGGCCAAGAAGTGCTGTCCGACGGCGCGCACTACCCCGCCTACCTCCTTAGCAAAGCCCAGACACTGACGTCGGGAGTGGGCTACGCCTGGTTTGCCGCCGCTGACCTGGCTGCAAACAGGGACACGGTGCGAACCGTTGTCGCCGCAAATGTCCCCTCTTTGCTCGGTGCCGGCGTGAATTTGGCGCGAATCTGCACGATCCCTATCCTGGCCCTGTTGCTGGCCGGAGCCCTTCGCGCCGGACGGACCGCCCTTTGCATCGCCGCACTAGGGTTCTTCGGGGCCGCCGCCGGCGTGATGCTCTTCATGGGCGAGGTGCAGCCGCGCTATCTGCTCATCGTCCTGCCTGCCGCGGCATTTCTCGCCGGGGCCGCGTTTGCCCCGCTCGGGCCCGTGTCCGTCAGCTATCGAGTACGAGAGCTTGCCCGCGGCGCCGGCGTCCTGGCGGTGCTGATCGCCGGCGGCGTGTGCGTCTGGGCGACCTCGCGATCACTGACCGGAGGTCGTCCTCTGCTGCAGCCGGTGCACTATGGGAGCCCCGACTGCCCGACCCGGGCCGAGCAGGTCGAGGTGGATAGCCAGCAAGTGGTGGTGCGACTCAAGCCCGGCGAAACCTGTGCTGAGGTGGTATTTGCTCTCACGCACGAAGGAAACGAACTGACCTTCTTCTCCTCGGACGGCCAATTCCCGTACAAGTTCGAGACTCCGCCCTCCACCCATGTGCGCTACCGGGTGGCGATTGGTCAGGCGTCGATCGAGGGCGAGGCGACGCCCGGCCGGGTGAGATGGCAGCATCTGCCCCTGCCCGACGTTGGCGCGGCACGCGTGTCTATGTCCGTGCACCGCCCGCGGGAGCTTGCAGCAACCGCAGCGCAGCACGTTTTCGCCTACCCAGTCGTCTGGCAGGTGAATTGAAGAAAACCCCCGCGGCCTGCCCGCCGCGGGGGTGAAGAGCCGGGGAAGAAACTTGGGAAAGAACCCCGGCCCGATGGCAACTGCAGCCGCGTCGGCCGCTCAGTTGGATCCGGTGCGCGTCAACGCGTCATAGTCGGCTTCGCACTGCTCGCCGGCGATGCGGGCGCGATCTGCGTAGTCCGCCAGGATTCCCGCGCGCTCGTCAGCCCGGCGCTGCAGCTCGGCAAGCATTCCGGCGGCGGCGCCGGCTGCCTCGCGCTGGCCTTCAGTGGAGGGATCGCAGCTGGCGCCACTCCGGGCAAGTTGCTCGAGGTCGGCGATGTGGTCCCGCATCCCGTCAGCAGAAGCGCGAAGGCGGGCGCGGTCAGCAACAAGGGCAGCCAGAAGTGCAGCCGCAGCATCATCGTTCTCCTTTTGCCGGGCGAGCCGGCGCTGTGTTTCCTTGGCGTTCAGTTCGATCTCGGCGGCGGCCTGGGTGGCCACCTGGGCGCGGATCTCCAACCTGCCTTCCTCGCGCATGGCCTCGTTGTGGTGCCGCGCAGCGGTCCAGAGCAGCAGCGCCCCGCCGGCCAGCACAAGCGCCCTGACCCACAAGGGCAGCTTCATGCTGAGTCCTCCTTCAGCGCGCACGGCATGATTGAGATGTCCACCCAGCGGCGGTCGCCGAACTTCTTGAAGTGCAGCGAGTAAGCAAGGCGCCCGTGCGGCTTCTTCGTGAAGTGCTCCTTGAGCGAGCCGTACTCGCCCTCGGGCTCCTTGAGCACGTCGTCACAGGACTCGGCCAGCAGTCGGATCATCTGCTCAAAGTTGCCGCGAGCCTGATCGGTCCATGGCACAAGCAGCAGGTCCAGGTCGCGGGTGAACGAGCCGTGCAGGCTGCAGGCGTAGCCGTACTGCCACGCGATGATGCGAGCCTGCGTGAAGATGCGGGCGTAGTCTGGGTCGAGGATCATGCTTCCAGGATCCCCACTTCGGTGCCACGGCGGCTGATCGTGATGATGCGGTTGAGCTGCTTGTCGGGCCGGCGGGTGGACACGTGCACCCAGCTGCCGAACTCGTGGATCAACTGCCCAATCTCCAGCTCGCTTACGTACGGCGCCAGTGCCCTGGCCACCTCGTACGCGCTGCCGAACGCCGGCGCCTTGAAGTCGACCGCAAGGGCGCGCATGTGGTCGCTGCTGGATGCACCGCCGATCGCCCTATTCAGCGCCGGGCAGCGATAGCCGCTTGTGAGGATGATGGGCACGGGACGCCGCACCAGGCTTGAGAGCTTGTCCCGGATCTGCTCGAGCATCAACGCCGTCTCCTTGGCAGCCCCGAGGAGGCTAGCCGGCAAGCTGTTGTCGATGCCCATGCGGGCCGCCGTGTCGCTGGCGGTGAACTCGGATACCGTGAAGTGCTCCGTCAGGTGCATGCCTCAGCCCTCCTTGAGCCGTGAACGAACGATGAGGATCGCGAAGCCGCCCAGGACGAACAGATCGACCAGGCTGACGCGGTCGGTGAGCAGGACCGGGCCGGCGTGCAGCGCCGACGCGAACCCGACTACCACAAGCGGGCGCACAACCGCCCCGCCGGCGCCCAGCACCAGCAACACCCAGGCGAATGCCTTGAGCAGCACCACCAGGCGCAGGCGGGCTGACAGCCCGCGGGCGAAGGGTGCGGTGCGCTCCAACTTGTTGAGGCCTTCCGCCAGCACGATGAAGCCGGCCACCCAGTGCAGCACGGGCACCAGCCAGTGGACCGCCAACGGCTCATGCAGCTGCATCGTCGCCCCCCACCGCCGCCGTTGCAGGCATCACGGTCCCTGCCCGCTCCTCGGCGCGATTGATGAACCGGCCCACGATGCGCTGCGCGCCACCGCCGACGACGAACGCGGTGCTGAGCACCAGCGCCTCAGGGATTCGAAGCTTTTCCCCATCGAGCAACAGCATCAGCGGGGTGATGTAGCCCGACGACAGGGCGCTGGCCAGGCACCACCACATGCGACGCAGCGATGTCTCTAGCAGCGCGCGCCAGGTGTCCCCCGTCGAGGGCACCGTGTTGAAGAACGAGAGCGCCACCACCGCCCCGGCAAAGCCGGCCAGCAGGACGTCGGCACGAAGGCCCACGGCGTAGCCGAAGATGACGATCTGCGGCAGCGCCGCCGGCGCGACCTGGAGGACAGCGGTTCCAGCGGCGCCTGCCGCGATCGCGACGGCGCTGGATGCGGTGGACGTCGGCTCAGCCATTGGCAGCTCCCCATGGCCACCGGGCCACCTTGATCGCGTTGCGCCGGCCCAGAAGCACCTTCTCAAGGTCGGCCGGCGACGGCACCTCAGGGAACCCGGCCGGCGGCGTCCAGCCGCAAGCCTTCAGGTCGTTCAGGACCATCTCGGAGCAGATCAAGCCCTTGCCGTTGAACCGCAAGCGCTTGAACACGCGACGGATGCCGAAGGAGAGGTAGTCGAGGAAGCCGTAGTGGTTCTCGTCCGTCTCCAGCTTGTGCTCGAGGTGGTCGTAGGTCACCGGCGCGGGGCAATCGACCAGCAGCACCTGGCCGGCGGCCTTGTCGCTCCACACGCGGCGCCGGCGCAGCAGGTTCATGTCCCACAGCTTCTCGCCGTCGGTGAAGCCGACGTGGTAGCAGCTGCTGCCGGTGAAGATCCGGCACAGCGCGGACTGCGGCTGCTTGCCGTAGAAGAAGGCGACCTTCACCGTTGCCCCGCGTCGGTGAACAGCGCATCCAGGGCCGCGGCATCCAGGCCGAGCGCCACCGCCAGCGCGAGCAGCTGCGGCCGATCGCGCTCGAACTGGTTGGAGTCTTCCCACTCCGACTGCATCATGGCCCGCGCCGTCGGGTCCTCGATCCTGTCGATCGCGGCCTGCACGTCGACGAATGAGATGCCGGCGGCGATCATGGCCTGACGGGCTTGGCGACGTGACACCACGCGCGGGACCGTCACCTGCGGGGCGTAGGCCGATGGCTCCACGTCCCCCAGCATCTGCGCCCACAGCTGCGGCGTGTCGGCCTCGCTTGCGAGCACGGCGCCGGCTTCGACCGTCTGGAGCACCGCGGCGGTGTGATCGGGGTTAGCGTAGGCGGCGGACTGGATGGTGTACGTCAAGGGGCGATCTCCTCGACGATCAGCGTGGCGCCTGCCACACCGCCGAACATGCGAGCCGCCGTGCCTCCGTTGAGGCGCAACGTGCCCGACTGAGGGCCGACCCGCACCGAGAACGTCAGGGCCGATGTGGTGCCCGGCACGTATTCGTGCTCGAGCAGCACGGGCGACGGATAGCCAATCTGCGGCGCCGAGGTGACCGAGGCGCGCAGGGCGCTGGACGATGCGCTGCTGAACACCGCCGCGGTGCACGAGGCACCGTTGGTGTCCACGGTGAAGAAGCCCTGAAAGCGCAGGCGAATCCGGCTGGTGGTGGACTTGGGCGTCAGCGACACCGACAGGACCTGAGTCCCTTCGGTGTTCTGCGGCACCGTGTCATCCACCGGGATGACGGTAGTCAGGTTGGCGTTCGTCGTGTACTCGGCGTAGGCGCGATCGATGATCACGCCGCCCGGCATACCCAGCGCGTCCCGAGCTGTCGCGTCACTGGTGGCCGTCAGCACCGATCGGCCCACAGTGCCCCAGTCGGTCGCGAGCGCGAATAGCGTCACCCAACCCGTGTTCGCCGCGTTGCGGATCTTCAGGTAACCGTTGGTCGTGTCCGCCCAGAGTTGGTACGGGTACGTTGTGCCCGGCCCGGACGCTCCCGAACTCGATGAGGCCAGCGCCTGGAGCGCGTTGTTCAAGTCGGCGCGAAAAGCAGCGCCCGCCTGGTTGGCAATGTCGAAGTCATGCTGGGACACGGCGGCCCTCCTTCCTTAAGTGGGCACCTTCGCGACCACGCGAAGCTGCTCGATGTTGATGTTGTGCGTGGGGAACCCGCTGGTGACTTCCGCCTTGAACTTCACCGCGCGGCAGTTGAAGTCGGCCACCATGAAGGGGGTCCAGGCGCCCCATGTCGGAGTGCCTGCGGGGTTGTCGTTGGTCGTGGCCGCATACACCGTCACGTCGCAGGTGTTCACCTCGTCGCCGTCGAGCGCGTCCCAGGTGTCGAGCGCGTCGGTGCGCAGGTCGATGAGGTCCGCCGCCTCGTAGGCCAGCACCTTCAGGCCGACCTCGAAGCGGCGTACCGCGACCGTTGCCAGGTCCATGTAGGTGTCGAACAGGTAGGTGCCCGTGCGCTTGAAGTCGCCGATGGAGTCGACGAAGGCCCAGGCGTCCACCAAGTCCGTGAGGGAATCCACCAGCGCCCCGCTGTCGAGCTTGAGCACGCTATCCACGGCGACTAGGTCGGTCTTGCTGCCCGGGAACGTCGTGTCCTGCGTGCTGGTGGCCACCGTGGTGAATCCGGTGACCATCCCTTCGCTGGCCACGAAGCTGGCCGGCGCCTCGCTCCAGTTGCCGGTGCGGTCCTTGGCCTTGGCCATGTAGGTGCCCGTCATGAGCGGGACCAGCCCTGAGACCATCCGGCCGTCGAACGCGTCCAGAACGTAGCCGTCCTCCCAACTGGCGCCGCTGGTCAGGGGCGTGTGGCGGATGACGATCTCGCCGCCGAACCGCACGTCTAGGGCCGAGTGCAGGCTCCAGCTGGCCAGAGCGAAGCCGCTGCTTGCCACGACCGAGAAGCCGGACACCGCCGCCGGGCGAGCGGTCTGCCCGACGACGTAATGCGCAAGCTGGATGCCCCAGTCGCTAGTGGCGACGGCGTTGCGAGTGCGGGCGCGGATGATGATCGTCTGCTCGTCCGCCGGTCCCGTGATGAACACCTCGGTCTCATCACCGGGCACGCGCACCGCGTGCCACTCGAGCGGGTCGGCATAGCTCCACTGCACCTCAATCTGGCCGTTGCCAGAGATGCTGGCGTCCTCCAGCGCGGCCCAGGTGACACGCACGCGCGTGAGAAGCCCCCCGCTCGGAGACTCGATCAGCTCGCCCGTGCCGCTGGAGGCGGCCAACGAAGCCGGCGGCTCGATGTCCCACGGGCTCGGGTTGGACGTGTTCTCCGCGTAGCCTTGCGCCAGGAACACTGCGTCGGGCGTGTAGATGGCCGCAGACGTCTCCTTCAGCGTCAGGCGGACCGTGCCCTTCGCGCGGTCCCAAACCCGCTGCAGCACCGTGAATGGCTTAGCGCTCCAGCCGTAGCGCGCCAGCGTCACATTGATCGTGTCGAATATCTCGACCGGCCAAGCGCTCATCTTGAAGGAGGCTTCGAACACCAGCGGATCGCGCGCGTCCCGCATCATGATCCCGGCGACGTGCTGAGCCTGCGGGGCGTAGCCGACCGCGGCCAGCGTCACTTCCTGCGCAAGCTCCTGACCGTCCCGCGCGATCAGCGCCGCGCCCTTGACCGGTGACAGAGCGACTTGCTTGTAGCCCTGCTGCTCATCCCAGATGCGCAGGTTCACCACGTTGAATTTCTGCGCACGCTCCCTGTGGGGCGCGATGGCGACCGCCTCTTGCTCCTCGGCCTCGCCCTGACGCTGGATCACTGCCAGGTCGGCATCGGCAAGCGTGAGGACAGGGGCGGTGTAGACCCCGGCGCGAATGAACAGCTCGCCGCCGGCGAAGGCCCACATGCCCCCCATTGCCTGGGTGAGGTCGTCCAGCAGCTCGCGCGCCGGCGTCCCGTAGGGGGCAACTAGCCCAGCACGGTACAGGGGCACCGTCTGGGACGTGCCGTCGTATAGGGTCCAGGTCTGGCCGGTGTCGCACGCGTTGGCGGCAGCGACAAAACGGGCGTCCTCGGCCGCGGAGACCATGGCCTTCCCGAAGTACGCGTGCTGGTAGACGTGCCGGGCGAGAAGCGCCGGGTTCTCGCTGAACGCCGTGAGGCCCGAGCGCGGGTCGTAGACCTTGGCGCCGCGAACGCGGGCAGTGATTGCCGGAATACCGGACGGGAACGCGGTTTCGTCGTAGGTGAACTCCGCGATCAGCTTGGCTACGCCCTGGCCACGGTGGCTTGGCCCCCAGAGCTCCGGGAACAGCTCCTGCGTGCGCGCATCCGCCACCGCCGTGCCGGCGCCCAGATCCCACGAGATACGGACGTAGTGCGTGATGACCGCACGCTGCCAGACGTAGTGCGCGACCACGTTGTCCTGGTCGATAGAGCGGGTCGTGTAGGAAAGACTGCCCGGGACGTACTCGCCTTCAGCGGGGGCTGTATCGCCGGATGTGGTGATCAGCTCGGTGCGCGCATACGGCTCGTCCAACACGTAGCCGCTGGCGTCCAGCGTGACCGGCCGGTCATTCAGGTAGATCAGCTCCACCGCGTCGATCTCATGCGCCGCCAGCGCGAGATGCGCGATGAACGTCGACTTGTGCTGCCCTGCGGAACCGCGGAAATAGACCGCCCCGCCCTTGCGGACCCGCCCGAGCACCAGCTCGCGCTGAGCGATGGAGGTCACCACGTTGGCCATGCGGTCGACTTGGGCGGCGTTGTAGGCCTCGCGCGCCTTCGATTTGGCGCGCTTAGCTTGCCAGGACGACAACGCGAGACCGCCAACAAGAAGCGCGCCCTGGGCGATGGCAGTCGCAGTCGCCAGTGAGACGGTCACGCCTGTCCAGACCGACAGCGCGGCAGACGCCATCTGAATCACTGGTGCGAGAAACGCCGGCATCAGCCCACCTTCCACGCGGCGACCGCCGCGTCCATGCCGATCGCCGCCGCCCCATCCGGTCCTGGGCCGAGCACCGTGCCGCCGTTGCAGATTCCGAGCGCCTCTCGCTTTCCGACCTTGACCAGCACCACGTCGCCGACCTTGGCGTAGGCCGGCAGGATGAAGCCGCCAAGGGCATGGCAGGCAATGGAGCGCAGACCGCCGGCGCCGTCGATCAGACGCAATGCGTCCCGAGCGTTGCTGTAGCCGCGCATGTTGGGCAGCAGTCGCCGACCCGTCATGGCTTCCACGGCGTCCGCCGCGAATAGCGCGCAGTCGTTGCGCCCCCACTGGAAGGGCATGGCTTGGCGCTCGCCCGCGAAGGCCTCTAGTCGAAGCTGCCAGTCGTACAGGCGTTTCATCGCTGGGAAAACTCCCGCGTCGGCCACACCACCGGCTGGTCGGTCTGGCTAGCCACGTACTCGAAGGCGCGGTCGCCCGGCACCAGGCTTTGCTGGTCAGCGTTGTTGTAGACCTGCGGGTTGCCGCGGAGCAGGTCCACGGCCTTGCTCTCGGCCGTCAGGCCGATGGAGCACTTCTCGCCGTCCTCGCCGATGGTCATGGTGTCGGCGTACCCGGTCCAGTCGGTCTCGACGTGCAGCACCTGGTAGGTGGTGGAGTCGAGGATGGCGGTGGAGATGGTGATGGGCGAGCCCTGCACCTGGTCCGCGTCGTCCAGCGCCAGCGTGACGTAGGCCGAGTCCACCCGGTTGATCTCCAGCTGGATGCCGGCGATCTCCCCCGGCTTGTCCACGATCGCGGTGTGCGCCCCGAGGCCCGCGGCGCCTTGGTAGTCCGTGCCGTTGTGGCTGATCGTCCAGCTGCTGGTGTTTAGCGCGATGGTGCCATCCGGGAACTCCAGCTTCACGAGCGTGACCAGCACGACATGAGCGGCAGACAGAGCAGCGAGAACCGGAGCGGGGAGCGACTTCACGCGATCACCTCCCCCAGCGTCAGGCCGATCTCGTCCGTCAGGCCCTGGCGGAAGAGCACGCCGGTGTCCGAGAGCTTGCGAAAGGCGATGCTGGGCTTATCCCAGGTGGCGACCGCGCTGGCGGCGATTGCTGCCCGCACTCGGTTGACCAGCTGCACGGCGATCGAGCCGGTGCTGTCGGCGGTTGCGTCAGTCGCCACCATCAGCAGCTGCCCGCCCACGCCGATGAAGTCGCCGGCCTTGAGCGTGGCACTCGCGTAAGCGTAGTCGGCGACGTCGTAGGTGGCGGCATCCGCGATGCGCTGGTAGGCAGATAGCGCCCCCGTCTCGAACTGGAACCCCCAGACGTGGAGCGAGGCGGAATCGCTGGTGCCGAGACCGCCCCGCAGGCGCAGCACCGGACGGCGCGTCGTGTCGGCGGCAGCCGCGAGCGTGATCGAGAATCGCTGCCACGATCCGGTCACCGTGAGGGCAGGCGTGCCGGTCGTCGGAGCCGTGCCGTTGAAGTCGAACCGAACAGATTTCGTTGAGCCGTCAGCGGTCTTGAGGTAGACTGCGTAGGGCTGCCCCACGACGGTGGTCACGGACGAGAGCGGTTGTAGGGCGCTCAGATCTGTGGACGTCGTCCCTCCGTTCAGCGCGAAGTCCACCTTCTCGGCGGTCATAGTGCCGTCGGGCGCTGCGGCGTTGTCGGCCGTTACGACGGGAACAGACGCCACACCGCCGTTGCTCTTGATCCAGTCGGCGTGGTTGAACTGCTCGCTGTACGTCAGCAGGTTCACCCTGCCCCGCCGCGCTTGCAGGGTGATGCTGCTTGCCCCCTGCGCCGTCGTGCCGACGGTGAAGAGCGAGCCGCGCAGAGTTCCGCGCGGCTGCGGACGGTGGAACGGCCAGGCGCTCACCGTGTTGACCATCCCACGGAAGGAGTTCAGGAACGCCTCCACTGCAGCCGCGTCCTCGAAGTTATCTCGCGGCAAGGTCAGGTCCATCGTCCAGCGCTCGTTGAGCATGTCCACGACCTGCTCGCTGCCACCTCCAGGCGCAGCGTTGGCGCGCTGGTTGGTGTTGAACGGCAGCCGGCAGGAGGACGGGACTATCGAGGCGGGCCAATTTCCGAGCGATGCCATCTCAGGCTCCGTAGACCGCCGAGCGGCGTTGGCGCGCCTCGGCCTGTGCGAGTGCGAACTGCACCGCCTTGGCGAGATCCGCTTTGCTGGCGTTGTCGGTGGCGTTCACGACGATGTTGTAGGAGTGGGATACGCCACCCGGGGCGCGCTGGCCGCGGGCGTGGTCGACCACCGTCTCGTGCGGGTGGAGCATGGCCAGGTAGCCGCCCATCCCATCCAGGCCGCCAGAACGCGATCCGCCACCCGTGTAGCCGCCGCCAGCGAAGCTGGGGAGCATGCCGGCGAACGCGCCGCTGAACCAGTCGCCCAGCTTGTTGCCCAGCGGCTGCGTGATCGACTTCTGCAGCCCGATGGAGAGGATGTCCGTGGCGAGACCCTTCAGGACGTCGCGGAGGCTCTTTGCACCAGAGAGCATGTCCCCCAGCGCCGAGGTGAAGGCCGTCCCGAACTCTTTGGACAGGTCCTTGGTTTCCGCGAACTCCTGGTTGATGCCCGCGATGCCGCGGACGATTCGATCCAGGGTGGCCGGGTCGAACTGCTCGCCTGCATTCAGACGCGCTTCCAGTTGCGCGGTCAGAGCGCGCTTCCGGGAATCGCCGCCATCCCCGAGTTGATCCAGTTCCCGGTTCAGTTGCTCCATGCCCGCGCGCGAGCGTTCCTGCGCGGCCAAGCGACGGCTCATGGCATCGCTTTCGATGTCGCCCAGAAACACCTCGCGCTTCATGAACGGCTGCTGCTTCAGCAGTTGCCGCTGCGCCTCCGTGAGCTTCTCCAGGCTGATCGCGTTGTTCTTGTAGGCGACGGAGAGCTTGTCCCACTTCTCCAGGAAGTCGGATGCCAGGCCGCCCTCCTGCGCCATGAGCGAGTCGGCCAAGTCCTTGCCCTGCTCGATCATGGAAGCGAGCTTCGTGTCCTTCTTGCCCGGCTCCTTGACGTTGATGGACGGCGCGCGGCGGCGCGAGACGGCGTCCCCGATGTCGGCTTGCGTGACTTCTGCGGCCCACGCCTCGTTTCGGCGCGCGATCAGGCTGGACAGCTTGGCCTGCATGCTCGCGCGCTCGCCGGCGGACAGCGTCGGGTCCTGGAGCGCTTTGCGCTGCGTTGCGATGTCGGAGATGACATCTCCGGAGCTGCCGGGGCCGCGGTTCATCAACGCCAGCATCAGCCGCATGGATGGCTGCAGCTTCAGCAGCGTGAGCAGCCAGGACTCGCTTTCCTTGTTCGCGTCCTTCACGCCGGCCACAAAGTTGTTGAACCCCTGTATCACCGGTCCCGCAAGCGAGCGCCCGATGTCGTTCAAGTTCGCCTGCATGGCGAAGAGATGCTTGTTGAACTTCTCAGCTTCCTCAGCCTGCTCGGTCGTAACCTTGGCGTTCAACTGCTGCTGCTCGGCCAGATCCTTCAGGAATGGGGCCATCTCCCGTACGGATTTCCCGAACAACTCCTGGACCGCGCGCGCCTTGTTGCCGTCGTCTGCGAACCCCGCGAACGCGACAGCGGTCTGCCGCAGGGCCTCGGCGGGGTCAAGTGCCTTCAGCTTCTCGACATCAAGTCCCAGCGCCTTGAACACGGCGCCGCCGCCTTTGTTGGGATCGCTAGCCTCTTTCAGCGAGTTGTTGAACTTGACCAGTGCGCCGCCGACGGTGTCGAGCGTCACGCCGTTGCGGCGCGCAACGTCGTCCAGCGCGGACAGGTTCTCAACGCTCGCGCCGGTGGCGTCCTTCAGGTCGTTGAACTGGTCGAGGACGTCTGCCTGCGCCTTCGTCAGCGCAGCGAGCCCGGCAACCACGCCGCCGATGGAGGCGGCTCCCAGCCCGCTGGTCATCAGGGCGCCCAGGCGGCCGAAGGCGGGTCCGAGATTCGTGACGCGCTCACCGATGGACTGCAGGTTGCGGTTGACCGAGTCGAACGCCGCACGCGTGCGATCGACCGCGATCAGTTCGAGCTGCGCGCGGGTGGTCATGCGCTCACCCCTTGCGCGCCAGGCGCACCGTCTCGCGCTCCAGGATCTGCAGCGCGAGGAACGCCTGCGGCCATTCCGCACGCGGGATGCCCTCCGCGCGCATCACGAACGGCAGCGCCTCGTAGCGCAGGCCCATGAGCCCGCCCATTCCAGCCGTAGCCCATTGCGTCTGCATGCGAAGGAACGCGCACAGCCCGGCCCAGTTCTCGGGCCAGATTCCCTGCGGCCCGTCCTCGGGAAGCGCGTCCGGCGAGGCCGAGATGTTCAGGGCTGCCAGCGCCTCGCGTTGTGAATCGGTGTCCGTGCATCCGTGGAACAGCCGTGCGGCAGCCTCGATTAGTTTTTTCGCTTGGCTTCGGTCAGCTCCGCCTTGTAGGCAGCCAGAAGCTCCCACTTCGCGGCGGGGTAGTTCTCCAGCAGCGTCGACAGCGCGCCGGTGCTGTAGACCACGGGGTTGCCTGCGTCATCCATCACGCGCGACCAGCCCGCGATGATTTCGTCCAGCACCTCGACGTCCTGGCGGCCGGCAGCGCCCTCCATCCACTTCTGGATGCCGGTTGCGGTCTTGTGGCGGAACTCCACCTCGATCGCCATCGGCTTGGCCATGCCGGCCACCGACAGCGGCACTTCGGCCTTGAAGGTGGGGCTCGGGTTCAGCTTGAACATCCGGCGTCTCCTCGCTTACTTGAAGCAGAGGCGCAGTTCGTCGTTGCCCGAGGACGGAACGAACCGGGTGTCGAAGCCGATCAGGCGCTTGCCGCCCATGTCCTGCTTCGTGTAGTTCACCAGCTGCGCGGCCGGCGCATGCAGCACCAGGATGTTCCCGGCGGTCGTGCCGTGGACGAGGCCCAGCGACTGCGTGGCGTTGGACACCACCGTGGAGGCAAACGTCACCTCCTGCGCCGCCGTCAGGTCCAGGTCGACGTGGCCGGCGACCGCGCGACCGGTGATGTCCACCGTCTCGCTGCCCAGCAGCGGCGTGTGGTTCACCGAGTTGCCGAGGGACAGGGTCAGGCCGCGCGACGGGTACGCCGTGCCGCCGGACAGCGAGCCGGCGGAGTAGGTGCAGCCGAGCGTCACGTCACCGGTGTTCGTGTCGTTCACGACCAGCGGCTTCTGGAACGCCGTGAGCGTGGTGGTGGGCAGCGGCGTAGCGGTCGGCGCGGTGTAGAGGCCGACCATGTTCAGCATGAACGACGGGCGGGCGCCGAGGGACAGGTCCAGATCGAACGTCCCGCGCGCGCCGCGGAGGATGTGCTGCACGCCGTCGTCGCCGATGTAGATCGTTCCGGACTCGAAGCCCGAGGACACCGGCAGGTAGTCGACGCGGGTGCTCGCCGTGACCGTCTCGGCCAGGCCGCACATGCGCAGCAGCGGCCCGAACGCCGGCGCGGTGCCGGCCGTGCCGCTGCCGGCGGCTTCCACGCGCATGCTCACGCGCGCGAAGTAGGTCCCGACCAGCTGCTCGGAGGCGCCGAAGTACGGGCGGATCAGGTCGCGATCGACGCTGCTGGCCTCCAGCGGCGTGATCGTCACCTCGGACACCAGCATCGAGTTGGAAGCGCCCACGGGGACGCTGTCGGTGCCGTAGGCCGTCTCGATCTTGGCGAGGACAGCGGCGTTGCGGATGTAGCGGTTGGCCATGGCTTGCTCCGGTTACTCGGGCTTCTTCGGCTCGGTGCCGAGCTGGGGTTCGGCGGGCTTCGTGCCCTCGCGCTGGACGAGCGAGCCGTCCTCCTGGCGCTGGTAGCTGCCGCCGGCGGACGGCGTGGCCTCGACGGGCTGCGACGCGGGTGCGGGCTGCGGTTCGATCTTGGTCATGGCGGTCAGGCCTCGATGGAGTTGTTGTCGGTGTCGTGTTGCACGGTGATGCGCCAGCTCAGTCGGCACACGCCAGCGTCGGCCTCGGCCGTGTCGACGTCGACGGCGCCCGGGTCCAGGCCTGCGGCCAAGCCGCCGAGCGCCTGGGCCGCCATGACGCGTGCGTAGATGTCGACGAACAGCGCGTCGGCGACGTCGTCGGCGCTGACCGCGCCGGCCGCGCGCGTCTTCACGACGATCTCAAGGTCCGTGGCCCAGCTAATCGGCGCGCCCTTCATGGCCACGCGCTCCGGGTCGCTGCCGGCGAAGTTCACGTGGATCTGGGCGCTCACGCCTTCGGCCAGGTCGTAGGCGCGGTTCTGGAAGACCCGCCCCCCCGCCAGAGGCGTGGCGGCTGTGAGAAGGGCCGCGACTGCGGCCCTGATCGCACGGTGCTTGCTCTGGGCCATCAGGCCTTCTCCAGCACCACGCGGCTCATGCCTGCGCTCAGGGGTTGCTGGTCGCGCACCGTGTACGTTTGCCCGCTGTTGATCACCAGCTGGGTCTCGTGAGGCACGACGCCGGCCAGATCGGAGTTGAGCGCGTCGAACGTCCGCATGGTGGCGGTCACGCCAGGCGCGGTCTCGACCACGTCGCTGTCGAAGATCACGGGGAAGTCCTCGGCAGCGCCGACCACGAGGGCGCGCGCGTTCGCAAGGCGCCGCATGACTGCGGCGTCGGCACGCACCTCGAGGTCAGCGAAGCTCACGGCTCAGTGCTCCAGCCGGATCAGGTGGCGGACGGGACGTGATGACCCAGGCGGATCTTCACCGTACCGGACGGGTTGGCTGCGGCTTCCACCGCGATGCCGACGCACTGCTGGCCGGTCGCCGTCTTGTTCACCACCTTGGCCGCCGGGTCCCAGAACACACGGTCGCCTACGGCGATCGCCAGCGCAGAGGTCTTGCCGATCGTCACCACGCCTTCGACGATGAACCGCCCCTCGGTGCCGCTGGTCACGGCTGCCGTCGCGACGCCGAACAGGCCGGTGCCGAACAGGTAGCCGACACCGCTGGCGACGTCGGCGCCGGGGGTGAGATCGAGGATGTCGCCACGCTGCCAGAACGTGGTGATGCCGGCGACGCCGAGCCCCGTCAGGCCAAGAGCCACGTCGGGCTGGGAGAGCAAGGAGGTGACGGCGGGAAAGACGACGGAGGGTTCCACGCCGGCGGCGTGAGCGACGCCAGCGGCCAGGCCGGCCGCCAGCACCGCGAGGAGGGTGAGAGATTTCAGCATGTCAGGATCCTTCAGTGATGGAGGTTGGCTTGTCGAAGGAGCCGAGCCGCACGGCCTGGCCCACTTCGAAAAGCCGGCGCCGCTCGGCGCCGACTCCCCTCTTCCCGCCTTACGCGCCCGCAGCCTTGTGCAGGCCGCGGTGGTCCACCGCCTTGGCGGCGAAGTCGAGGCGGCACTTGTAGGAGATGCCGTCCACTTCGAAGCCCATCTCGGTCTCGATCACCGGGCCGTCCTCGCCATCGAGGTAGCAGTACTCGACGGTGTCGATCTGGCTGTTGCTGGCAGCCAGGTACCACGCCGTGGCACTGTTGCCGTCCAGGATCGGCTCGACCACCGGCTCCAGGGCCGTGCGGCCGCCCGCGCGGAACTCGTTGATCTCCGCCTTGGTGGCCGGCACGTAGGCCGAGCTGGTGTTCTGGTACGCCGTCTGCTCGAGCGCCGCCGGCACGATCAGGTACGAAGGCGCCAGGTTGAGCACCTCGCCCTGCAGGCCGGTCTGCTTGCGCATTGCGGTGCGGGCGGTGGCCAGCGACGACTGCGCGAGGGCGGACGGCGCGCCCGAGGACAGGTTGGCGTGGTTGGCGTGGAACAGGGCGACGCCGTCGGCCAGCGCCGCGTTGTCGGTCAGCTGGCTGTACACCGTGGCGTTCTCCAGCCGGCGGGCGCTGGAGCCGAACGCGCCGACCAGGCGGTCGAAGGCGCGCAGGTCGTCGTTCACGATCGCCTGGCGCGTCAGCGAGACGATCCGGCCATAGGTGATCAGCGAGTACGTTTCCTTGCCATCGCTCAGGGCGCCGTACTTGAATTCGCCGTGCTCGTTGGTGCGCAGCAGAGTCGGCGCGCCGGACAGCTGGACCACGCTCATGGACTTGAAGTCCGGCGCGTTCGGCGCGCGGCGGGCCCAAATGCCGTAAGTGCCGGGGTTCTCCTCGTAGGCGTTGCGCAGGCGCCGGTTGGCCACGTTGGCGAACAGGTTGGCGAAGTCGCCGGTGGCGTGCATGCCCGAGCGGAAGCTCAGGATCTGCGCCGCCAGTTCCATGCGGGTCAGCCCGCGGGTGCGCACGTTGCGCGCCTCCAGCATCTCGCGGCCCAGCTCGATCAGGCTCATGCCGCGGAACTGGCGGCCGTTCTCCGACAGCTCGGAGCGGGGCAGCACGCGGTGCATGACGGCTTCCTGGATGCCAGCCATGCGCGTTTCGTGCTCGTCGCGCACGGTCTCGACGCTGCCGTTCACGTTGCGGTGGCCACCGGCCGCCGCGTCGCGCAGGGCCAGCTCGTCGAGGATCGCGGTGCGGGCCTGCTCGACCGTGCGACCTTCGGAGATGAGGCGCGTGGCCAACTGCGACACGTTGTGGCGCGCGCACAGCTCGGTGATCGACGTGCTGCGCTCGCGCTCGGAGGCGGCCGCGCGCTCGGCGTCGGCGGCCTGCTGCGTGGTCTGCTGGCCCGAGCGCTGCTCGGTGTTCTCGTTGGCCGGTGCGGTGGTGCCGCCGTTGGCGTTGGCTTGGGGCATGGAGGCTCCTTGGGTTGAGGTTTCGGCGGTACGCCCACCGTGGGCGGAATCGGATGCACGGGTTTCGATGAACTCGCACGGCAGCCGCGTGCCCGCGTCTTGCGGGCCCTGGTGCTGCGAGCGGGTGCCGGCATTCGGGTCGGCCGGCACGGTGACGAAGGAAATCTCCTGGGGCGTCCAGCGCGCGGCGCGGTACAGCGGCAGGTTGACGCCGTCGGTGCGGTCCTGCGCGCGGGTGATCTCGTAGCGCTGGACGCTGTAGCCGAAGCTGATCGTGCGGATGATCCCGGCGCGGATGTCCTGGACGATGCCGGCGAGCTCCTCGCGCTGCGACAGGCGCAGCGTGGCCAGACCCTGGCCGTTCTCGATCCAGCCGCGCAGCGCGATGCCCAGGATCGCGCCGACACCGCCGTACATGCGGTGGTTGTCCAGGACCTGCACGGCGCCCGCTTCGAAGCGGCTCAGGTCGACGGACTCATCATCGACGACGAGCTCCTCCTCGTACGAGCCCTCGTAGTAGTCGTAAGCACGGCGACGGGCGCCGGTCGTCCACACGACGTCGACGGTCGCGCCGTCGTCCGCCTGGCGGAAGCTGTCGGGAACGATCTGCGCTTCGCGAAGCTGCAGCGGCAGTTCGCGGCGAACCTGGTCAGGCTGTTGAGCTTGCGGCATGGCCGCGACTGTGCTCAACCGTCTGTCTCATTTCTAGGGAAACTTGAGACGATTTTTTCAAGCGGGCTGCTAGAGGACGCCCAGCAGTTGAAGCACGAGATCCTCTTCGTCGATCTCCAGCTCGAGCTCACCAGGCGCTGACAGGACGAACGGTCGCCGACGTGCAGGGATGCGGGGCCCCTCGAACCAGACCTCCTGAATCGAAGGTGTCTCGGCGAGCTCGACGACCTCCCAGGCGTCATCGCCCCATGCGTTGTGGTCCCACCCTTCCCAGTCGCGCAACGTGGCCACGGTCAGGCCACCAGCGTGCTACGCCACTTGTTGCCGGTCGTGCCGTCGCCCTTGATCGCAGTTCCGTTGTTCGCCTTCACGTCCGCGTGCACCAAGCCACCGACGACGTTGAACGCGTCCGTCTTGGACTTGATGGACGCGAGCGCCGCGGCCTGGGTCGGCGTGAGCGGCCCGTCGCCGGTGGTGAACGGGAACACGCGGTCGGCGACCATGTGCAGCGTGCCGCCGGTTTGGTCAATGAGGTCGTAGGACGAGCCGGTGTCGGCGTCGTACATCCAGCACCCGTAGACCACGATCGGGTCGGTGCCCACGTTCTTGAACCGGAAGCCGGAGACCGGGAACTCCACAGCGCTGACAGCGCGGATCACGGCGCCGTCATCATTGATCCCGGACTCGGTCGTCAGCCACCATTCCTGGAAGGCATAGATGCGCTGCCCCAGCAGGCCACCGCCGCCGGACAGCAACAGCTTGATCCTGTCGGTGGAGTCGTCGACCTCCACCTCGGTCACCGTGCTGCCATCGACGCCGATCAGGTTGTAAACGTCGTTGTCCTCCTGGTTGGCCAGGTAGGAGATGCCGGCATCGCTCTCGCCGGTGCCGCAGCTGCCGATCGCAGCCTCGATGAAAAGTTTGCTGGTGACGCCGTTGACGTGGCCGATGCGAAGGCGGATGTCGCGGGCGCTGGTCGCGGGGTTGGCGTCGATCCAGACGACGGTGCTGCCGGCCGCCACCTCGTTGGCCAGAAGTTCGCTGTGCGCGGTGTCGTAAATCTGCACGCGCGAGCCAGGCACCAGTCCGTTCACGGTGACCGACTGGTAGACCGAGGGCGTGCTGATCGTGAGCGACCCGCCGGCGGTGCTGGTCGTGTAGAGGATGCCCGCGGGCAGCTCCAGCACGACGGCGTTGGTGGCCGACGGGTTGTGGATTTTCAGCGTGCCGGTGGCGGTGACGTTGGACAGGATGTACGTGCCTGCGCCGCCCGAGCCCACCTCGATGTCGTAGGTCGACGCGCCGCCCAGCGATGTCTCGATCGCCGAGTAGTTGCCCGGCCCACCGACGATGTCCAGCCCGCGCGAGCCGTTGCGGATCACCCCGCGCACGATCTCCGAGTCCAGCGTCACCTTCACCGGCGCAGTCGGCGCATCCCACAGGCAGTCGGTGAACACGCCGTGCCCGCACTCGAACTGCGAGGGGCGGATGAACTGGTTGCGGTTGAAGGCAGCGGTCCCAGCGGTGTTGCCGCGCACTCGAACACCCGAGCACCGCGACGAGGACCACACACGGTCATTGAACGTGTGAACGTCGGACGCGCCCTGGTAGACGTCGATCAGGCGCGATGTCGTGCCGGGCAGGAAATACCCCTGCAGCCCGTAGAAGCGCGGCGAGGCGCCCTGGTGCGTGTCCTCGGGCGGATTCAGGAATGCCAGCGTGCCCGCGTCCAGCGTGCCGGTCGTGGTGGTCGCGCCGCCGTTGCCCACCTGAAAGCCAATGGCCGAATAGAACAGCGCCGACGGGGCTCCGCCGAACATCGGGAAGCTGGAGACGCCGTCGAAGCAGTTGCAGCCAGCGTTGGAGACGCCTTGCAGCGAGGAGATCTGCGTGCGCAGGTCCACCATCGCCGAAGTGAGGCTCCCTACACCAGTGACCACCGGGCCGTCCACCGTGTACATTTGGCCGATCATCAGCACCATCCGCGTGCCAGCGCCATTCGGCCGCACCAGCAGCTCGTAGCCCGCCACGGCAGTCCAGTCCAGCACGCCGCTGGAATAGTCCGGCGTGCGCGTGCGGTCCAGATGAAAGAACGCCACCCGGAAGTCGTCCAGGGTGGAAGGCCCGTTAAAGCCGCCCCGGTTGAAGTCCATGAAAACGGTGGAGGTCCCCTCGGCGGTGGCGCTCCAGACCGCATCCCCGCCGCTTATCTTGTATGCGGCGAAGTTGCCCGAGCCGTCGTAGAAGGCCATGACGAAGCCGCCACCGTTGGCCCAGGTTTTCTGGCTGTCTGGGTTGGCCTGCATCGCCAGCCGCCACTGGATGAACTGGCGGTCGGTCAGGTTCTGCGCGGACGAGAACGCCTTGCGGAATCCCTTGTTGGTGGTGTGCAGCGGCGGGGGGAAGTCGCCGACGCCGTAGTAGGTCGTGCCACCAAAGGGCGCTGACCAGTTCAGCGGGATCAGCCCCGCCACGCCGGAGCCGTCGATGTTCAGGACCGGCGCGACGAGTTGCGCGGCGGCCGTCGCCCCCGCGTCCTTGAGCGTGCGCTGCAGGGTGACGGTCATCCCCTTCTCCCGGTGTGCGTCGTGGGCATTACGGTTCGTCCCGCTCGATGGACGTTGACCGCACCGGCCGGTTCTGCTGATCTCGCACGATCACCGTCTCGGTCCGCCGCGCGGGCATGCGAGCGGTGACGTCCACTTGCACCTGGGCGGGCTGGACTTCGACGTTCACGGTGGGCGCCGGGATCTCCGGGCCGCGCACCTCGTTGTGCACGTGCACGACAGGCGCGGGCGCGGTGCTGGTCCGGACCTCGTTGTGCACGACCGGCGCAGGCTGCTCGGGCAGGTGGTTGTGAATTTCCACCGGCCGCTCGCCGCCGGCCCGAAGGAGCGAACCGTGCTCCAGGCCGCGCACCTGGTCTGCGATCGCGCGCAGCATCGAGCGCACCTCAGCGAGCGACTCGCTTCGGGCAGGCACCGAACCGCCGCCCTCCACCGGCTCGAGCGGAGCCGCGGGGACTTTCTTGGCCAGGAGCGCCATCATGATGTCGAGCGTGCCGTCGGCCTTCAGGCGATCGAAGTCCGCCTTCAGTTCGGTGAAGACCTGATCCGGCTTGTAGCCGCGGCGGCGCAGCTTCTCGCTGATGGTGGACAGGCCGCCGGCGATCTCCGCAAGGTCGGATTCCACTTCGTCCTTCGGGTTCACGTAGTCCCACTTGGGCGTGGCGTGCTCGACCGTATAGCTGGGGCGACGGAACAATCCAGCGAGCGCCGCGGCATCCGCGAAGGCACGAATCACGGGATCGCAGAAACCGGGGATGAAGTGCAGCCACTGCTCCACCTCGGCTTCGCGGCGGAAGTCCAGCAGCCGCACCCTGGCGCTGCTGAAGTTCGTCTCGCTGACGTCGCCCGTCATCATCTCGTACGTGACGCCGAAGCCCGCCGCAATGAGGTGCAGCTGGTACTTCACGTACTCCACGTATCCGGGCGCCACTTTCGGCTCGACGACCTGCAGGTTCATGCCTTGCGGCACCTGGGTGATGGCGCCGCTTTGCAGCGGCCCGAGGTCCCCGCCCTGCGCCGCGGTGGTGTTCACAGGGTCGTTCGGCGAAGGCGGGTTCGCCAAGTCCGTCACGTTGCCGCTGGCCACCACCGACAACCGCGTCTCCAGGTTCTTGCGCTGCAGCTCCGCGTCCTCGTACAGCTGCAGGTCTCGCACCCGAGCGACCACGGGCGAGATCCGCGGGAAGCCGCGGCCCTGACCCGGCCGCTCCCGCGTGTAGAGGTGCAGGATCGACGAAGCCGGCACGAAGCGGCTCGCCGGGCGGGAGCGCCCGCGCGCTACAGCGTCACCTGGGTGGCTGTCCAAAAGCCAGTAGCCCTCGACCTTGCCGAGGAGGTCGTACTGGATCCCGTTGATCACCTGGCTGCTGCCGGCGGCGACCGTCTTTCCGGAATCGAGCCAGTCGATCTCCAGCAACTGCAGCTGCAGCGGCACGGGCAGGCCGTCGGCTTCGCGGCGCGGACGCAGCCGCAGCAGCACCTCGCCGTCCTGCTGAACCGCACGGTAGGCCGCGGCCTGCATCCCATAGATGTCGAGGCGTCCGTCGGCGTCGCAGACCTTGCCCCAGTCGGCCCACAGCTGGTCCCACCGCGCCGCGTCGCCCCCGGTCCAGCGTGGGGTGATGCCGGTCCCGATCACGGCCGAGACCAGAGAGCGAAGCCCCTGCGCGACGTACGGCACGTTTTGCGTGAGCGCGCGGGAGCGCGCGCGCAGCTCGCCGGCGTCGGCCAGGTGGTCGGCGTTGGCCGACGCGCCGCGACGGCGCGGGTTCCAGCCGTCCTTCTTGCTCGCGCCCTCGTAGGCTCGGACCAGCAGCTGGCGGGCGCGGTGGCGCGACAGCGCGCGATCGGGGTTGAACACGCCTACCACGCGATCGAAGGCGGACCCCAGGGAGTTCAGGATGTCGGCGGCCATCAGTCGCCCCGCCCGGTCTGGAAGGTGAAGCGGTAGCTGCCGCCGGCGCGCGCGCCGGCCTGCGACGCAGCAAGGCTGGCCTCGATGTTGCTCTTGGCCAGCAGCAGGTCCTGCATGGAGCGGTAGGTGACCTCGCGGCCGTTGTGCTTGACGGTGAGCTCCCCGCTGGCGATCGCCGCGTTGATCGCGTCCAGGTCGGAGGTGGTGAAGGCCATGGGTTGTCCTCGGTCAGGTCGGTTTGCCGTTGCGCGAACCTACCGGCTGAGCTGTCTCATTTCTAGGGGAAGGTGAGACGGATTTGCTCCTCCCCGGCTGCTTGAGCAGGCGGTAGACCGTTGCCCGGCTGATCTGCAGCTCCCTGGCGACCTCGCTCGCGTTGCGGCCATTGAACTTCTCCAGCACCTGGCGGACCACCTCCTGCCGCTCGGCTGCGCCGCGGCGCGCTACGTAGGCCTCGCGGGCGCCGAACTCCTCGCGCACGGCGCGCTTGGCCTCGGCCAAGCCTCCACCGGCGAGCTGAGGAAACTCGACGAGCAGGTACGCGAAGATGCGGTCGACCAGGTCCGGCTCCTGCCCGAGGAGCGCGTCCAGATTGGGTGTGGCTGACTTCGTTGCCATCACCACTCCCGGCCGAAGGGCGTCGGCTGCTCTCGCCGGCGATCCGTGGCCCACTCGCGCAGGCCCCGCGGCACCCGGCTGGGGTCGCGGCGCTCGCCCTCCTCGGGCTGCTCCGGGCCAGGCGCCCGCTCGTCCCTACCAGTCCCGTCTGAATGTTGGTCTCGTTGCACGCACCACCTCCTTCTCTTGCGGCCGCGGCGCCAGCGTGGGCGCCGGTACGGCCGGTAACTCCGTCGTTGGAGACGTCTCCAAAGTCGTGAACAGGTCCCGGCCGGGTGCGTAGCGCCGCTCCCGCTGCGCCCAACTCGGTTCCTTGAATCCCTGCATGCCGAGATAGCAGGCTGCCGCGTACGCGTACTGCGCGCAGTCGGAGCCTTCGTTGCGCTTGCCCGGCGGGTTGATCCAGCGCATCACCTTCTTGCCGGCGACCGTCGCGGGCAGCAGGCGCTCGGCGCACATCTGCTCGAACTCGTCGCTGTCCTTCAGGCCCTCGGGCACGTGGATGTGGCCCGGTCCCGCAGCGGTCAACCGCAGGCGGCCGTAGTAGATGTGCTTGGTCGTGTCGACGCACACGTTCCACAGCTTCAAGCCATGGCGGATCGTCTGGCCCTTCCAGCTGACGTCAATCAGCTTGGGGCGCTTCAGCACCGGGCCGCCCAGGTCCTTGTCGCCGCGCATCGCCAGTACGTTCTCCAGCGCGTGCTCGCGGCAGTACTTGTAGACCGCGTCGGTGTTGTGGCCCTGCGTGTCGATGCCGGCCGCCTCGATCAGCATCCGGCTGCCAGCTTCGTGGTCCAGCGGCGTGCGTCGGATCCGCGTCAGCTCGGTCCACGGGGAGCCCGGCTGGCCCTCCTCGATATTCGGGTCGCCGTAGATCACGTGCCGCGCGAGCACCCAGCTTTCCTCGCCGCGGCCGTACGCCCAGATCCGCGCCTCGAGGCGGTCCGGCTGGGTGTCCACGCCCATCACCAGCAGCAGGCCGCGCCGCGGCACCACGCCCATCTCGTAGTTCTCGGCGCGCTTGGCCAGCTCAAGGTGGTCGGCGCCCTGCCCTTTCTCCTTCCAGGTTTGCGCCAGGCTGGAGTTCTTGAACTTCTTCAGCGGCGAGCTGTTGCCGATGCGCTGCTGGTCCACGGCCTTGACCCACTCGTCCACCAGCTCCTCCCAGGAGCGCCACCCCAGCGGCGAGTAGAGCTTGTTGATCCAGAAGCCCGCGACCTTGCCGCGCGCGGCGCCCGGCATCTCGGCGCGCCAGTTGCCGGTGGCCAGCATCTCGGTCTTGGAGTGCTCCTCGATCGCCGCGGCGCAGTGCTGGCAGATGTAGACCGCCGTCTCCGGCCGCGGCGTGCCCGCCGGCGTCTTCAGCCACTTGATGCCGTAGTCCTTGTCCTCGCCCCAGACCAGCACCTGGAACTCCCCGCAGTGCGGGCACGGCACGAAGTACTTGCGCCGGTCGCTGGCCAGGTAGCGCGCCTCGATCTCCGAGCCGTCGGTCAGCGTCGGCGTCGAGGCGATCAGCAGCTTCCGGCGAGCAAAGTTGCTCATGCGCTCCTCGAGCAGCCCCAGCGGCGGGCCCTCGTTGTCGACGTCGGCCGGCCACTTGTCCACCTCGTCGGCCACGGCGAAACCGAGCGGCTTCGAAGCCAGCGACGCCGCGGAGTTGGCGCCGGCAAAGAAGATGGCGAAGTCGCCCTGGATCGACCGGCTGCGCCAGCTGGTCGACTCGTCCCGCGACTTGCGCGTGGCCACCTTGCCGTGCATCGTGGGCGTGGCCAGCACCGTCGGGAGGAAGCGCTTCGTGCTGTGGTCCTGCGCGTCCTGCAGCGTCGGCTGGACCATCATCATGTCCTGCGGCTCCGTGTGGATCCGCTGCATCACCGAGTTGTAGAGGACCTCGGTCTTGCCCATCTGGGTGGCGAACATCAGCACCACCTGCTCGTAGAGCGAGTGCGACGAGGCCGCCTCCATCGGCTCCACCAGGTAGGGCGTGCGGTCGTTGCGCCACGGACCCCGCTCCGGGCCCTTCGCGATGTGGCGGTACCGGGCCGCCCACTCCCAGACGCTGACGCGCGGCGGCGGCGCCAGGTACTGGGCCAGCGCTTCGCCGACGATCTCGGCGGCGCGGGCCTGGTGATCTGGGAGGTCGCGGGCGCTCACCGGGCCTCTACGCTTCCGAGAGGACGAACGGAGCCCGCACGCCGGCGCTAAAGTGGGCGGCCGTCTTGAGTGCAAGCAGAAGGCGATCGCGCGCGGGCTGGCCGTCGGTGACCGCCATGACGCCCAGCGCGTAGCTCTCGCCGCAGCCGCATGCATCGAACCCGTCGGCGCGTTCGCCCACCTGGAAGTCGCTGTCGATTCGAAACAGCCGCCCTTCGTATCCCACGAGGAACGTCCCGCCGTTCTCAGCTTCCCGATCCTTCGTGGTGAAGCCGCCATCGCGGAAGACCTTCCGTGTCTCCTCGACGAAGTCCGTCACCATGAAGCGCATCACATCCGTGTCCGGGTGACGCTTGGGCGGGTTCAGCTTGTACTGCAGCAGCTGAATCATCCGAAAGCTGGTGGTGCACCCGATGACGAATGGTCCGTTGGTGAAGACCTTTACATCCTTCCGGTTCTGAATGTCCAGGCCGCCCACGCCGGCGCTGTCAGCACCGATCACGACCTTCCTCTCGTCAACGATTCCCACGATGCACGTCATGCATGACTCTCCTCTGTTGCTGATGTTGTTGGCCGGCCCAATGGCGCCAGCACCTGGTGAATCTCGGCCTCCAGCAGCGTCTGGACCCGGGCCGGGTCCGACTGGGCCAGCTGTGAGGCGAGCCGCGCGGGCAGCTGCAGCAGGCCTTCGCGCACGGGCGCCAACCGGCTGGCCAGTTCGGCCCGCACCTGGTCCACGCGCACGAGCGAGCCCTCGAGCTCCGCCGCCTTCATCTCCGCGATCCGGGCGTCGGCCGCGGCCTGGGCGGCGCGTGATCGCAGGTAGCCGGGATCCGCGTGCAGCTGCTGCGCGGGCTCGGACGCTGGCGGCGGCGCGGCGGCCGGTGCTCCGGCTGCGTCGACCAGGTCGCCGAGCGGGCCCTGCTCGCTGCCGGGTGCAACAGGGTCTGCCGGATCGTTTACGGTGACCCGCGCCCGTGTGTTGCGCTCCCACTGGCTGTCCGCCAGCACCGGGTCGATCAGCTTGTCCGGCCCGAAGACGCTGATCCGCTCCTCGGTCACGGCGCGGTGCACGGCCTGCTTCGTGCCGCCCGACAGCCCGCGCGCCTTACGGTGCGCCGCGTACTCGGCCTGCGTCAACAATTTCGGGTCGGATTTGGGCACGGTCAACTGATCCGTCAACTATTCCGGGGGCCAGACACTGGGCCGACCACGCGGTTCCAACTACCCGTGATCGGGGCCTGCCGGGAAGGACCCGGCGCCCGCTCGATGCCCTGCGCCGCGAGCGACGCCCACACCAGCCGCCTGCGCCGGCCGCCGCAGACGCGGTACCAGCGGGCAGCGCCCAGGCAGCAAAGGAGGTGCGTCACGCCGTCCTCCTGAGTCCCGACGCGCTTCCGGTCTGCAGCAGCGAGGTCATGGCCTTGTCGAACTCCGCCGAGAAGCGGCGCTCCACGGTGGTGTTCACCACGCCCTGGAAGTCCAGGCGCCGGCGGTAGGTGGCGCGCTCGATGAAGACCAGCATGGGCTTCACGCTCTGGCCGAACGCGGTGTAGACGCGCCGGTACACGCCAGGCTGCAGGTGCCTCTGGTGACCCGGGCGGCCGCGCACCGGATTGACCCAGTAGGCGAAGCCGAAGGACGACTTGGTGCCCTTGCGCAGGCGGTCCTTGGTCTTCTGGTTCGCCTTGTTGTAGCCCGCCTCCATGTACGTGCCGAGCACGTTGAGGATGCGCGAGACCTCTCCGCGGTTCATGTTGCCGAAGGCGTCCAGCGGCATGGCCGCACCGGGGACGACGAGCCAGCCCTTGGGAAGCAGGCCCGCGCGCTGCAGGCGCAGCTCCAGCGGCTTGGTCTCGCGGCTGCCGCCCTCGATCTGCGGCACGGCCCAGAGCTTGTCCTGGTCGGCCGAGCGCTGGCGAAACCAGAGCTTGGCCGTGAGGGTGGCGGTGTTGGCGTAGTACACGCGCAGGCTGCGCAGCGTGAAGGGCACCGGCCGGTCGAAGACCCGCGTCATCTCGGCAGCGACGTCGACCTTGGCCTGGTCGGCGACGCGGTTGATCGCCTCGCGCGTGGCGCGGCGGGCATCCTGCTGCGTGGCATTGAGCCAGCGCCGCACGTCGGGGATGTTGTGGCGAACGTCCAGCTTCACGCCAGAGCCCCGCCGCAACTGCAATCGATCGAACCGTCCATGCCCTCTCTCCTTTTTTTTCCTCTTTTCTGGGAAGAGGAAGCCCGGGTGTTACGCCTGATGCGCGCGCGTGATGCGCCGCCAGCCCGCGCCGTTACGTGCGTTACGCCCGTTACGGGGGGCGCGCGGGCGCATGCACACGCACATGCGCACACGCACGTGGATGCGCGCGCACCCACACGGGAGATGGCGTAACGCGCGTAACGCGCGTAACGGCGCGGGTTTGCGGCGTAACGCCGTTACGGCGGTCGGCGTAACGGGTCACTCGGAAACCCCTTTCTTTCCGCCCTGGGGGGAAGGGGGGCTATCCGAGTGAGACTCGGCACGCGCACGCAGGAACACGTTCAGATCGGCCTCGAAGGCGTCGATCGACGCGGCGGCCCACTCACCCTCGGTGACGCCGTTGAGCGGCCCTGTGCCGCGCGGAAGCCAGCAGCGTTCGGCCTTCCGGATCCCATCGCCCGAGGTTCCCTTCAGGTTCACGACCTTGTAGGTCAGGCAGGGCTCGCGCCGCCGGCCGAGCTCGTCCTTTTCGATGCGCTCCATGGCCCATCGCTTGGCGGCGGTCGTGAAGGCGGCCTGGTTGGGTACGAACCGCTCGCCGGTGGTGATGCACCACCGCTGAAACGCCCGGTACAACTGGCCGGCCGAGCACGGCCGCATTGGCAGGTTGAGGAAGCCCTCGACCCAGTCCTGCATGAATCGCTGCTCGGCCGCCATGCCCAACTCGATGAGTTCGGCCTTGGCTTCCGTCATCAGAGGCTTGGTGTGCTCGTGGAAGTCGCCCACCGTGTACCGCATCAGGTAGTCCAGGAAGCGGGCAGCGCCGCCGGCATCCAGGAAGGCCCGCACGCGGTCGTAGAGCGTGCCTGCCTCCGGGGTCGGGGTGTAGACCACCTGGTGGCGGCGATCGCCCACCTCGAGGGCCAGGGGCTTGTTCTCGTTCGAGAGAAACACCAGGTTCGCCCAGTTCGTCTCCCACCGGGTGTCCGTGTGCATGGTCCGAATTGGGATCTGCGGCGCGTCGATCAGCCACTTGAGCCGGTTCTTCGAGTGGTACAGCTCCATGCGGCTGACCACCTCGTTGCACACCACCAGCTGCTTGGCCGAGATCCAGCCGTTGTACTTCTCCTCGATCTCGGTCTGGCCCACCATCACGCCGTACTTGCCGTACATGGCGCGGATCACGTCGAAGAACAGGTTCTTGCCGGTGCCCTGCGGGCCGTGGAACACCAGCGCGGTGGCCATCTTGGCGCCGCGCTTCTGGAACGGCAGCGCGAGCCAGCACAGCACCCAGTGCATCACCTCGTCGGAGTCCTCGCAGCGGCCGCACAGGTGCCGCAGCAGCTCCAACATCACGCCGACGTCCTTGTCGTCGCACGGCTCCGGCTCCAGCGACAGACCGTCCCACAGGTTGATGTCGCCGTCGTCGCACTTGCCGGAAGGATCGAAGACCAGCCCCTCTTCGTCGATCGTCTTGCGGTCCTCGTTCCCCTTCCACATGCGGACGTAGTCGGAGCCGTACATGTGGGTCATGCCCGACAGCGGCACCACCTTGCGCTTGGCCTCGTCCCAGGCCGTGTCCGTCGGGTAGATGTAGGTGAAGTTGTCCAGCAGCCAGTTCAGCTTGCCGTAGTCGACCTTCTTTTCCTTCTTGGCCTTGCCGCCCCCCTTCCCCTCCCCCGGCGCAGTAGCGCCGGCATCCTGGGCAGGGGGGGACGCCTGCGCGGAAGGCCCTGCAGCGGGCTCTCCGCGCCTCACGGCGGCCAGATCGACCACCTTGGAGGGAGAGGAAGGCGTCTCGGGCGTATCGGCCACTACCGGGCCTCCATTCCACGCTCGATGGCGGTGAGCACGCGCAGCAGCTGCCGCTCGACGGACTCGATGCCCTGTCGGTGGTGCAGATCGTTGAAGTCCGTGTCCTTCTCCTGCCGCGTGGAGACATCGAAGGCGGGCCAGACGATGTCGCACCCGCTGGTGGCCTTGGCCACCTTCCACGCCTTGCGCCTGCCGGGGTTCGTGCCCTCGTGGTCCTTGGACTTCCAGTCGTCGTCGGCGCAGATCAGCAGGCGCTGGTCCGGGTGCAGCTTTCGCAGGATCTCGACCACGGCGGCCAGGTTGTAGGCGTCCAGCGCCACGTACACGGGCCAACGATGGCCGATGGCCATGCGGATCGACAGCCCGGTGGCGTAGCCCTCGCAGATGAGGACCACGCGGGTGGACGCGTCCACCGTGCCGAGCCGGATCGCGCAGCCCGTCTTCCCGAAGCCCTCGGTGAAGATCTTGAAGCCGTCCGGCTTGACGAACTGGAGGCCGCGCAGCGCCTCCTCGCGTGAATAGTCGTAGCGGATCAGCGGCAGGACCAGCGTGCCGGGAGGAAGCACGAACGGGGTGTCCCGCGGATCGCGCCGGGCCAGCCGCATCAGGCGTGCCACGTACCTGCAGCTCTCGGCCTGCACGCCCTTGCGCTGCAAATACTCGGAGCGGCCGTCCCGGGCCATGAGCGCCCAGAGCTCGCCGGCGGACATGGCTGCCATGCGCGCGGCCTCGGCCTTGGCCTCCGCGGCGGCGGCCGCAGCGGCCTCGCGCTCGACGCGCATGCGCTCCTGCTCTTCCTCGGACAGGCCCTTCCAGTCCACCTCGATCTTCACGTGCCCGCCGGGCAGCCCGAGCTCCGTCGCCAGCTTCGGGCTGTAGGAGCCGAAGGCCCCCACGACGAAGCGGCGGCCATCGGCGCGCCGGAACTCCTGCGTGTAGTACCAGCACTTCTTCTTCGGCCCGCAGGTGCGGCGCTTGACGGTGGGCACCACCAGCGGCAGGTCGCGGTCGAGGACCACGCCGTACGCGCGCATCTGCCGCACCACGTCCTCGTAGTTCTCCATCAGCGGCGCCCCACCCTCGCCTTCCACGCGAACCGAAGCTCGGGGTGCGCGCGGAACAGCGCGCGAAATGTGACGCGCATGCCCACGTGGGCACCGCGGTGCTTGCGCAGGGCGCGGATCGTCATTCGGCCGCGCCTTGAGGGCGGCTGGCCAGGTGCTGTGCGTTCACCGCGGCGAGCAGTCGTTGCAGCTGCGCGACGAGCTCGCCGCCCTCGCGCGTGATGCGATCGCGCTCGTTGGCGTTGATCTTCCCGTCGTCGGACAGCGAACCGCTCACCTCCTGCACCAGTTCGGTGAACTCCTTGGCCGTCGCTGCGAGCGCGCGCATGCAGTCGCTGCCTTCCAGGTCCAGCCCCTCGGGCAGGGGGATGCACATCTGGCCGCACTCGGCCGCGAACGCCAGCAGGATGCGCAGGTCCGCTGCTTTCTTGGTCATCTTCACGGCCGTCTTCAACCTGAGAGCGGCGCCGGCCGTGCCGTGCAGCGCGTGGTTGAAGGTGTTGGGGTTCTCGCCGATGTCGCGTGCGAGTGCTCGGGCCCCGCCCGGGTAGTCCTCTGCGACGTTCCACGCCGCGGTCATCACGTCCATCTACAAATCCCCTCTGTCGTTGTTGCAGACACCTGCTACCTCAGCCGGAACACTCCGGCCCCATGAAGAGACACACGCTCGCACGTGCGCCCGCCCTGTCCCTAACTGGGGCCGCAGGCAGGTGGTGCGTGATCGGTGATCCGGCGGCGTTCGCCGGTGTCGTGATGAACAACGTGCCCTGCGGCGGCCGAACCCGGCGCAAGCTCGTCCGACGCCTTGTCCGCCGGCACCCCGCCTGCCGCTTGCGCTCGAATGAGAGCGAAGTACTCCACCAGGTCGGGCCGCAATTCCTCCGAAGTAACCTGGCCTGCGGTGAACTGTTGGATACGCGGGCAGTGCTCCACCGGAACGGGGCGCTTACCCGACACCCAGGCAGCGACTTGGGGCTGCTTGATGTTGAGGTGCGCGGCAAGGCCTGCTTGCCTTCCCCGTTGTTGAGCGAGCCATGCGGCGAGATTCATGGCGGGCGAGTATTAGCCCGAGCGTAAGCAATGTCAATAGCCACCGCATCATTTGCAGGCTTAGCCAGCGTCTATGTAATACCTTGGGTGCAAACCATAGACAAAACACGACGCCAGCGCCTGGAAATGCTGATCGTGGAATTCGGCTCGATCGCCAACTTGAATGTGGCGATGGGCATGGATCGGACCGACGCAACGTTTTCCCAGATTCGCAACCAGGCCGTTCACTCGAAGACGGGCAAGCCTCGGGTGATGGGCGAAGACTTGGCTCGCAGGATCGAAGCGACTCTCAACAAGCCAGAGGGCTGGATGGACACGCCCCCTGGATACGCCGAAGTGGAAGACCAGCGGATCTCCCACGTGGTCAAGATCATGGAGGCGATGCCCGAGTGGCAGCGAGATCAGGCCGTAAAAATCGTTGATACGCTTGCTCAACCACCGGCCAAGGGAAACGGAACCACAGGCTGAGAGGCCACTACAAGGAGGAGGAGTTCGTATGCTGAAGTGCATCGCGGCCGTCGCCGTTCTGGCGGCTCTAGCGGGTTGCGCAGCGCCACCCACCGCGGCTGAATCCCAGGCAGCGGCCGAACCGCTGGTGTGCCGCGGGCAGGACGAGTGCCGACGCTTCTGGGCCCGGGCGCAAACGTGGATCGCCCAGAACAGTAGGTGGTCGATCTCGGCCGCTTCCGATTCGGTGATCAGCACCGCTCAGCCCGAAGAGCATTCGGTGTGGCCGGGATACTCGGCGACACGGCTTCCGCAGACCGATGGCGCAGAGCGGATCACGCTCCAAGTTCGGTGCCGGAACATCTACGGCTGCCGCGAGGACCCCTATCGATCGGCGGCCTCGTTCAAGCAGTACGTCCGCGCCGATTGAGCGCCGCTGGCCAGCGGGCCAGATAAACCACCATCGATAAGGAGCCACGGCAGCCCTGACAACTTGGTGGTTTTCCCCGATATTACGCGGGGGCTATTGACAGGCTTTACGCCATGGCTATTATCCGGCCCACCCCAACAGGAGGCCGGACATGCACACCGCCACCGCCGCGCCCGCGGCACCACTCCACCAGCTGCTCTCTGCAGCCCCCGTCCTGACGGCGCTGGCCGTCGACTTCCGCCGCAACCAGTGGACATTCACCCTGCCGCCGCAGCCTGTCGGGCCCGGCGACTACCTGGTGGTGCGCGCCGAGGACGCGCAAGCAGCGCTGCAGGAACGGTCCGAGCAGACCGTCCTGCTGCAGCCCGCCGCCGTGCGGGCTCGGTTCGCCGAGCACTGCCAAATCGGCCGCGGCTTCGGCTGCTACGCGCTGGAGATCACTGACGAAGACGCCGGGTTCGACGCGACGCTTTGGCGGCCGCATGGCCCGAGCGCCGAAGGGGATTGGCCGCAGGGGCCGGGCGTCTGGTACGGCTACGAGGAGCGCCGCGGCAGCGACGGCGGGAAATGGACCCGGCAGCTGCGCCTGGTGTGCGACGACTTCGGCACGCTGGTGTCCGTGCAGCAATGAGCGCCGCGCAGCACACGTCCTCGAGGCAGCCGATTCGCGAGGTGCGATGGGTCCACCTCGGCCTCGCTGAAGCCCGGTTCTACATCGGCTGCCGCGAGCACATGCATGTGTTCCGCCGCGTCGGTTACCGGTCGGGCGCCTTCATCGAGGACGCCGTCATCTCCAAGACTGCTGCTGGAGGTGCAGCATGAAGATCCTGCAGGCCATTCGACAGCTACTCGCCACTAGGCGCTGCAAGGGCCGCGAGCGAGAGCTCAGCGCAGACGCTGCCGCTGCTCTTGATCTTCAGACCGCAGGCGGTGTTGACGTAGGCGTTGCTCGTCACAGCCCACTGCGCTTTCTGGAGTGCGGCAACCGGCTGGACCACTGTGAACGCTGTCCGCGGTTCCAGACGTACCGGAAGCGACTCGCCGCCGGTGAAGATCGGCCGGACGATCTGCATGTGACGTCCGCCGGCGACGGTGTCCAGCCCCAGGCTGGTGATCGTGATCGGAAAGCTGCTGAGGTTCAGCACGTTCAGCACCAGCAACCGGTCCCCTCCGGATCCAAATCCGTGGCTCTCCTGCACGTGCAGCCGCACACGATCGCTGTTGAACGTTCGCCACGTGTTCAGCACGCCCAGCACGGCGCCGATCACCGCGATCGCCAGCGTGGCGATCTGAAGCCAGCTCGTTTCCATCTCGTGCTCCCTCCGGGCGCGAGTATGCAGGAGCGGTCATGACCACCGGCCGCTTCACCTACGCCCCGGCCCGCCCAGTGCCCACCAAGTCGCCGCGCCGGCTCCTGCGCGCGCTACGGGTCCTGGTGATCGCCTTCGTCCTGGTCACGGTCGGCATGGCGTGCGGCCTCTGGCTTGCCGCCACGGACCACGACGAGCTGGTGCGCGCGTTCCGCGCCGGCTACGAGGCCGCCGGCGAATCGGTCTGCCGTCCTGCCCTGCAGATGCCGATCGGAGGCCGCACGTGAGCATCGCCCTCGCCCGCCATGCGGTGAGCATCGAGCCCAGCCAGGCCGACCTGCGCGCGGCTTACGACCGCTGCCGCAAGGACTTCTGGCCTGCCAGCTTCGAAGCGGCCATGGAGCACCCGACGTACTCGCGCCTGGTGCACATGAACGCCCGCCATCCGGGCACGCCGCCCGCGCCGCGCCGCGCCCACCCCTGGCCCTTCATGGCCGCTCAGCGCTACCGGCCGCAGCCGGCCGCCAACGGCAGCTCCTGGAAGCCCGCCCCCGTCTACGACATCAAGCGCGCCGCCGCCGGCGATCGCGACGACTGATCAACCACCCTGAGGAGGGCCCGATGGAGCCACGTCTCCACATCATCGGCCTGTGCGGCTTCGCCGGCGCAGGCAAGGACACCGCCGCAGACGTCCTGGTGCGGCACTGCCGCTTCCGCAAGATCGCCTTCGCCGACGCGCTCAAGGCCGAGATCGTCACCGGCTTCTGCGTGGATCCGGACCTGTTCCGGGTCCCTGCGTACAAGGCCGCGCCGACCCCGGCGCTCGCCCTGGAGCGCTGCCATCTGCCTGCGTTCGCGAATGCCGTGATCCGGCACGAGGCAGATCGCCCCGATTTCGCCGGCGTTCTCCCAGCCATGGCGCGCGAGCGCACGCCACGCGAAATCATGCAGCTGTGGGGCACGGAGTTCCGCCGACACCAGGATGAGAACTACTGGACGAAGCAGCTGCTGGCCAGCATCCGCTACTTCATCGAGAAGAACCACCCCCAGGCCGGCTTCGTCATTCCCGACTGCCGCTTCGCCAATGAGGTGGACACGATCCGCCGCATGGGCGGGCGCCTCTGGCAGGTCAAGCGGCCCGACCAGGCGGCCGGCAGCAGCCACGCCAGCGCCACGGACGGCACCGAGTTCAGGCCGGACCTGGTGCTGCACAACAGCCACACGCCCAAGCACCTGCAGCAGCTCGTGCTGGGCGAGTTCTGGGCGATCGACGCCGGGCTCGAAGGCCTGCGGGTCCAACTGCCATGAGCGGCTGGACGCCTCCCAAGATGGTGGCGCCGCGCGCCGGCAGCGATCGCGCTCCCGTGCGTGCGCCGCTTCCCTCACCCAGGCCTGCGCCAGCAGCACCCGTCGCAGCACCTGCGATGTCAGGTGACGCGCCCCTGATCCACCGAGTCGTCCCGGCGGCGACCGCCGAGCCGGTGGCCACCACGGCCCGAACAGCCCCTTCACCTGGCGCCCCGCCGGCAGCGCCGGCCGCGCCCGAGTCCTCGCAGTCCCCTGCTGCCGCACCGGCCGAACCGCCGGACAACGAAGAGGAGCCCAGCATGCCCAGCAAAACCGCGGCGAAAACCGGCCGCACCGCCGACGCGGCGCCCGCCACGCGCAAACCGCGCTCAGACCGTGGTGCCGGCCCGCAGTTCCAGGTCGCCTGCATCCTGCTCAACGCGCCTGACGAGGGTCTTGGCCGCGTGGCGATCGCGCAGCAGCTGCAGGGCGTGGACGCCCAGCAGCTGAGCAACGCTTTCTGGATCATGAAGAAGAACGGCCGCATTCAGCACCCTGCCGGGGATAGCGACAACTGGATCTTGACCGCGGCCGGGCGCGAATGGGCGACGGGAGGGGCCAATCTGGACAACCAGCGCGCCGCCGCGCGCACCAGCCCGGCCGCCGTCAAGCGCGCCCGGCACCAGCCTGCGCAGAAAGCGTCGACGCTGCCCGATCGGGAGCAACAGCGCCTGGGCGTCGTGGACACGCGCGGTGTGCTGCGCCTGGCCAGCGACGCAGGCGCGCCGGTGCCGGCGCCGCTCCAGGTCCTGCCGCCGCCGTCCTTCCGCTGCTCGATCGGCAGCGACGGCTGCTACTCGCTGCGCAAGGACGGCGTCGAGCTCGAGCTCACGCCCACCGAGACGCTCGAGATGCTGCGCTACATCGATCGCATCCGCGGCGTCAAGACGCCCGCCCCTGCCGCCGCGGCGGCGTAACTCCCGGAGATCTCCATGAGCGACGAAGAAACTACCCTGCCCGCGGTCCTGGCCGAGGGCTCCGACCTGATGGTGCTGGATACGGCCTGCATCGTCCCCAGCCGCACCAACCCACGCACGTACTTCGACGAGGCCTTCATCCAGGACCTGTCCAAGAGCATCAAGCGAGTGGGCGTGCTGCAGCCGATCCTGGTGCGCCCGCTGCCCGGCGATCGCGTCCAGGAGACGGCCGAGAACCGCCTGCCCGGCGATCCGCTGCCCACGCACGAGATCATCGCCGGCGAGCAGCGCTGGCGAGCCAGCAAGCTGGCCGACCTGGCGCGCATGCCGGTGCTGGTGCGCCACCTGAACGACCAAGAGGTGCTGGAGCTGCAGCTGGTCGAGAACCTCAAGCGCAAAGACCTGCACCCGCTCGAGGAGGCGGAGGGCTTCCAGGCGCTGATCGACAAGCACGGCATGGCCGTCGAGGACATCGCCGCCAAGGTGGACAAGTCGGCGTCGCAGATCTACGTGACGCTGAAGCTGTTGGATCTCACGCCGGACTGCCGACAGGAGCTCCTCAAGGGCAACCTGACTAGGTCGACAGCGCTGCTGGTGGCGCGTGCACCGGCGGAGCTCCAGGCGAAGATCGCGAAGGACATCGTGGGCGGCACCTACGGCCAGCGCGACGAGCCCATGTCCTATCGCGAGGCCAAGCTGCATATCCAGCAGCACTACATGCTGCAGCTGGGCGCGGCGATCTTCGACATCAAGGACGCCAGCCTCGTGACCAAGGCCGGCTGCACCGACTGCCAAAAACGCACGGGCGCCAACCGCACGCTGTTCGGCGACATCGAGCACGCCGACACCTGCACGGACCCGAAGTGCTTCGACACGAAGAAGGAGGCGCACTTCGCCGCGGTGGCCAAGAAGGCGGCCGCGGCCGGCAAGACCGTGATCCAGGGCAAGGAGGCGGCCGCGCTGATCCCGCATGCGGGCGCGACCCCGAAGGGCTACAAGCTGCTGGACGAGAAGGAGTACATCGAGGGCCGCACGGTCAGCGTGCGCAACGCGATCGGCAAGGAAGCGCTGGAGGGCGCCAAGACTGTGCTGATCGTGGATCCGCACACGAAGGAGACGCGCGAGGCGATCAAGGCGGATGTGGCCGGCACGCTGCTGGCGAACGCCAAGCAGCGCCTGAAGGCCCAGAAGCAGGCCAAGGCGACCGGGAAGGATCCGAGCGAGACTGAGCTCGCCGCCAAGTACGAGGAGCAGTGGCAAAGCACGCTGCTGACCCAGGTGCACGAGCGGCTGCAGGGCGACGGGATCCAGGAGATCGGCAACGCCGCGCGGACCAGGCTGGTGCGCTCGATCGCGGAGCGCTACGCGGAGAACGCGTGGGGCGACATGACCGTCAAGCTCTGCGCCCTGTTCGGGATCGGCAAGGTCGGCTCGCGAGCGGGGCTGCAGGACTACGTGCGCACGTGCGCGGACAGCCAGCTGGGCCCCGCGCTCGTGCTGCTGATGGTCAACGAGGAGTTGTACGAGTCCCCCGGCAACCCGGAGATCACGGAGCTCGTCGCCGAGCAGCTCGGCCTGGACGTCAAGGGCATCCAGTCGGAAGTGAAAGCGGCCATGAAGGCCGAGGCGAAGGCGCGTGAGGCAAAAGTGCAGCCGCAGGCTGCAAAAGCGGCTGCCGGGAAGAAGGCGGCGAAGCCCAAGACCACCACCGCCGAGGCCTCGGCCGGCATCGCCCAGGCCCTGCAGGCGCAGGAGCAAGTCGCCGACCAGGCGCCGATCGACGTCGACACGCAGCCGCCTGCCCTCAACTTCCGCGTGCGCATCAAGGGCGGCCAGTACGGCGGCCTGCACGGGACGATCCTGTCGCACATCCGCGCGAACGGGAACCGCCCAGAGAAGTGGAAGGTGAACCTCGACGACATCCGTGAGCCCATCACCTTCGCTCGGGATGGCTTCGTCGTCACCGAGCCGCTGCCCCAGGGCATGAAGATGACCCCCGCCTGGCCGCTCCCGGTGAAGGACGATGCCGCGGGAGCCCGCGTGTGAGCGCCGGCAGCGTGCGCGCCGCCGTGTCGCCGCGGCGCTTCTTCAGCGAGATGCTGGCCCGTCCCGTCGAGCACGAGGACGACGAGGACCTCGAGGCCGGCGACGACTCGCCCTACTGTGCCTGCAACCTGGAGCCCACGATCGAGGAACTCGACTCGGGCTCGTGCGACTGCTGCGGCAGGCCGCTGCCGTGATGGAGACGTCTCCAATGTCCGTCTGCCTCTACCAGCTCTCGCCGGAGGCCAGCAAGGGCAACGCGTTCTGCTGGCTCACCTGGCAAGGCGCCGTCGACTGGTGCCCGCCGGCGCCGCAAGGCCGCCCCACGACCGACTACACCGAGCGCGGCCGCCAGCAGACCGCGCGAGTGCAGGAGATGCGCGCCCGCGGCATCGACCCGCTCCACATCCCCGGGCTGGGCAGCCAGCGCATGGCCAACCCGGCAACCCTGGACTTCACCACTCGCAAGAAGGTTGCCTAACCATGATCACAGCCGAACAGCACCAGGCGGCGCTGACGCCGACCATCCTGACGTCCAAGGGGACGTACTTTGACTTCGCCACGCCCGCGAAGAGCCAGATCGACGTGGAGATCATCGCCCACGCGCTGGCCAACCTGTGCCGGTTCACCGGCCACTGCCGCGAGTTCTACAGCGTTGCGCAGCACGCCGTGGTGGTCTCCTACCTGACGCCCCCGGAGTTCGCCTACGAGGGCCTGCACCACGACGACGCGGAGGCCTTCGTAGGCGACATGGCCAGCCCGCTGAAGAAGATGATCCCGGGCTACAAGGTCATCGAGCAGTACATCGAGGCGGAGGTGTTTCGCCGCATGGGCATGCCGTCCGTCCTGCCGCCGGCGGTCAAGGCCGCCGACCTGGTCGCCCTGCGCACCGAGCAGCGCGACCTGATGCACATCGACGGCGGGCTGTGGACATCGCTCGACGGCGTTGAGCCCGCCGAGTTCTTGATAAAACCGCTCCCGCCGCGCCTGGCGCGCGAGATTTACCTCGAGCGGCACGCCGAGCTGCTGGCGGCGCGCGCCGCGAGGACCTGCTGATGGTCAGGTCAGATCATCTGAACGCCAGCTGTGAGGCGGAAGAACTCCCGCGCAACGTTGAAGCTGCTGACGATGTGGCGCTTCATGTACACACGGTTCGTCCCAAAGATCACTGCCGCGTCGTCGGCGAAGTCACTACCCAAAACCACATCATTGATCACGAAGGCGTTTGGAACTCGGCCCACTACCCTGCAGTACGAAACTCGACCGCTACCGACGTTGTGGTGGCCGCTGTTCAAGTGACATGCGGCATTCCGAGCGTTGTTGATCAAGCTTGTGACGTCCAGCGCATTGCTTGCCGGGTGTATGTCGTTGTCCATCACGAGCCGATGCCCCACCGAGTCCATTTTCTGAAGCAGATCGTTCATCTGGATCAGGAGCAGCGTGAGCATCGACTGCTCCACGGCGGATGGATAGATGCCAGCCAATGGGCCGGCTCGAAGAATGTCCCTTGCCGTTCTCAATGCCGTGCTGATTTCACCCTGTTGAAACCACGTCCAATCCGTCGCCGGCTTCGCCTTCTTTGCCATCGCACCCAGTTCCTTCAAAAGGGAGGACTGTCGCAGCACAGGACGCTGCTGTCGAGCAAGCGCCTTATATCGTGGAACGCCAGCCTCGCATGATCGCCGCAGTCCTTCGGCTGCCAGGCACCAAGCCCGCGGCCGCAGTGCGCCCGGTAGTGCAGATCCGGAGCCTCGGGTGACACCCTGGCTGTCCGTCGAAGAGGTCGACGACCTCTGCGCCCCGCTGGTGCAGCCGCACGCCAAGTGCCGCTACCTGCGCAGCCTGGGCCTGACCGTCAAGGTCAAGCCCAACGGACAGCCCCTGGTGATGCGATCGAACATGGAAGCGGTGCTGGGCGGCCTGCCCGAGCCCGCCACCAAGAAGCGCCACGCCACGCCGCCGGCGCCCGAGCAACGACAACAGGTGGGCCCGAATGTCGCAGGACTGCGGCTCGTGCTCAGCAGAGGATGAGTAACATGCGCGCCATCATGGGCCGCCGCCGCAAGAACTCGGATTCCGGACTGGAACCCCGCGTGTACGCCAAGCACGGGGCGTTCTACTACGTCCACCGCGACGGGCGCTGGGAGCGCCTCTCGACCGACATGGCGACAGCCAACCGCAAGGCGAAGGTCTACAACGACCCGGGCGGCATGTACGGCACAGTGGTCTACTGGATGGACCGCTTCATGATCGAGTGCGAGCAGCGCGTGGCCGCCGGCACGATGTCGCAGCGGACGCTGGACGACTACCGCGACGCGATCGAGATCCGCCAGCGCAAGGATGGCCAGGACGCCAAGACCGGGCTGCTGCGCACGTTCTTCGCTCCGCCGATGACGCCGGCGGACGTGACGCCGAACCACGTGGCCCTGTTCCTGAGCGAGGGCGCCAAGGCCGGCCGCGCGGTGCGCGCCAACCGGGACAAGGCCTGCTTCTCGGCCTTCATGTCCTGGCTGATCCTCACCGGCGAGGTCCCCGAGCTGATCGTGAACCCGTGCCTGCGAAGCTCTGGCGTCAAGCGCAACCCTGAGAAGAAGCGCGCGCGCTACGTCACGCACGACGAGTACCAGGAGGTGTGGGCGGTGGCCACGCGCGCCGAGCGCCTGCTGATGTCCCTGACCTACCGCACGCTGCAGCGGCCCGAGAGCGACATCATCCTCTGGGACGCGAATAAGGTGGTGAGCAACGAGTCGACCGGCCGGTTCCTGCGTTTCAAGCAGAACAAGACCGGCCAGGACATGGTGATCGCCGTCAGCAGCGAGCTCGACTCGCTGATCCCGCGGCCGGTGGGCAACGTGCGCCGCCTGGTGGAACCGCTGGTCAAGCGCCTGGACGGCGACTTCTACACCTACGACGGCCTCAGCTCGATGCTCAAACGGTCGATCGAGACGGCCAACGCGCGCCGCAAGGCCCGCGGCCTCACGCCCATGGCGCCCTTCGGCTACCGCGACCTGAAAGGCAAGGGCGCGACGGACATGTGGCAGGCAGGCGTGCCGATCGAACAGATTCAGGCGCTGCTCGGACACGCGAGCAAGACCACGACCGAGATCTACATCAAGCAGCGCTGGACCGAGGCGGTGCAGCCGAACAACATCGCAGTGATATGAAGTACGCAGTTCCCCAGTTTTCGCCCAGCATCGTGAACGCCGCTGGACGCGCCCTGAAAGAAGGTTACGCATGGACGCCCTCAGGGGAGGACGTGCTAGCCGTTGTCAACAACTGGAGAGCCTCGCACAACCATGTGCTCATGGTCTTCTACGTGAACATGGTGGCACGCGCAAGGAAGATCTGGCCCAACGCCATTCCGTCGCAGCGGATCAAGCGCCGCGAATCGATCGTGGGGAAGCTGTTCCGTCAACCCACGATGAACCTCTCCCAGATGCAGGACATCGGCGGATGCCGCGTGGTGATGCGGAACGTCGGCCAAGTACACGAGCTGCTCGCCGTCTACAAACAGCGCCCCACCGTGCACAAGCTGGTTGGCTCCAAGGACTACATCTGGACGCCCAAGCCCGACGGCTACCGAGGCGTGCACCTGATCTACCGATACGAAGGCAATGGGCCCAAAGCGGTGTACACGGGGCAGCGGATTGAGATACAGATTCGCACCCGGCTGCAGCACATCTGGGCGACTGCGGTCGAAGCCGCCGGGACGTTCACAAAGCAGGCCTTGAAGTCCAACCAGGGTCGTCAAGAATGGCTCCGCTTCTTCGCGTGCATGAGCAGCTACTTCGCGATCCGCGAGGGCTGCCCACCTGTTCCCGGCACACCCTCTACGGTCGATGAGCTCCGCAAAGAGATCACCGAGTTGAATCGCCAGCTGCACGTCGTAACGGTCCTGCAAAGCTACAGCGTCACGGCCCGCTCCATGAACGATCAGAAGGGTTGGAAATACATCCTCATGCAGCTCGACCCGCATGCGAAGCAGGTGAACCTGCGCAAATTCAGCGAGAACGAATCTGAGACGGCCAACCTGGCCTACACCGACCTCGAGAAGACGCTGGCTGCCAAGCCGGATGCACAAGCGGTCTTGGTCAGCGTCGAGTCCATCAAGGCGCTGAGGCGCGCGTATCCCAACTACTTCCTCGACACAACGTTGTTCGTCCGAGAGGTCGAGGATTTGATCAACCCGGCGCCCGCGGCCCGCTGGAAACAGGCGCCGGTCCGGCCGAAGGCACAGTAG